CGGGGCTTGCGGGGCAACCCGTAAGCCCGGTTGATTAGCCTAAGTCTGCTGCTCCGGCGGCAGGAAACTACGTTGTGTACTAATAATATAGGCACCTTACTCATGCTCCACAAGTGGTGAGCTCTGCGGATGTTTGTTAAAAATCTCTGAGGGTAGGAGACGTGCAAACATCATACCGAAAGGTAAAACAGTACAACAACATTGGCGATGTGGACCACGGGGCGCAAGCCCTGACTTATCGATTCATTATTTACGAAAGGAGTACCTTGCATGAGCACTTGCGTTTGTGTTCTTAGCAACAACGGTGAACGCTTAATGCCCACCATCCGTCTTGGCAAGGTGCGCCATCTTTTGAAAGACGGAAAAGCAAAAATCATTAAGCATCATCCCTTTACTATCCAACTGCTGTATGACAGCAAAACAAACACACAACCCATCGAAATCTGCGAAGATGTGGGCTACAACTACATCGGCATCAGCGTAAAAAGCGAATCTCACGAATATGTGTCTGCCCAGTATGATACATTGCAAGATGAGAAGGAACATCACGATGATTGCCGCAAGTATCGCCGTACACGCAGAAACAGACTGCGTTACCGTAAACCGCGCTTCGATAACCGCAAACGTGATGATGGTTGGCTTGCGCCCTCTCTTGAACACAAGAAAGAACTCAACGTCAATGTCATCAAGATGTATTGCGAAGTAATGCCTATTACGCATGCAATTGTTGAGGTTGGTTCTTTCGATACGATGCTTGTAAAAACAATCGAGGAAGGCAAAGCCACACCAGAAAGCGCAGATTATCAAAAAGGTCCCCGCTACAAGTTGGCAACTTTGCGGGAGGCGGTATTCTATCGGGATAACTACACTTGCCAGGTTTGTGGGCGCAAAGCTAATGAAGGTGCAATTTTGCACGTGCATCACATGTTTTATTGGAAAGGTCGCCATGGCAATAGTCTCAGCGAGCTTATAACAGTATGCGAGAAGTGCCATACACCAGCTAACCATCAAAAAGGCGGCAAGCTCTACGGATTTGGTGAAGATATAAAGTTCGCCAATCTTTCTGGTGCGGCGTTCATGAACACCGTGCGCTGGCAAATCGTTAATGTACTTAACGCTGCTTTTGGAAAGCCGTTCGTCACATTCACTTATGGTGCGATGACCAAAGAAAAGCGGATTGCTCTTCATCTTGAAAAGAGTCATAACAACGATGCGTATGCAATGGGCAGCTTTCATCCAGTTAACCGCTGCGCGTTTGAACATTATGAAAAGGTGAAACGCAATAACCGCATTCTCGAAAAGTTTTATGACTCGCAGTACATTGACATTCGTACAGGAGAAATAGCTACCGGAAAAGAACTCTTCAACGGTAGAATCAGCCGCAGCCATAAAAAGGATTCCGAAAACCTGCACAAGTACCGTGGAAAGAGGATTTGTAAAGGGCACCGCGCTCTACGCCGAAAAAAGGTGGCCCTCAATCCCGGAGATTTAGTTTCTCTCAACGGAGAAATTCTTGTTGTCCATGGCACTCATACCAAAAAGAATGGTTCTGTAAACGTGGAATTCAAAACTCCATCGAGAGGTGGTAAAAAATCCGCAAGCCTTAAAAAGCTGAAAATTGTTAAAACGTCAAACCTCATGCATTCTGCGTGGACTAAAGTAGCTTAAAAAACTAAAGAAAGGAGACACGGGGTATTTGGACTTACTAAGTGTGCCTCAAATGTACTCTTAGTCAACGCATTCCTCACCGCCTAAGTCGTAAGCGACTATAGACGGTGTACCCTGCGCACAAATTTTATGGAATTCGAAAAGCCAATCAAGCGCCCTATATCGTTAAAGGCTTTCGCCTCTGGGATAAGGTGCTCTATAACGGGCAGGAATGTTTTATTTCGGGACGCAGGACATCGGGATATTTCGCTTTAAGAAAATTCGATGGTACAACCATTACGAATAGCATTTCATTTAAAAAACTGCGACTATTAGAGCCTGCAACAAACTATTTAATCGAAAGGAAGTGAATGGGCAAATCCTCCCACGACTGAAGTCGCGGGTATCCTTGCCATGATTGATGATGCCCCTGAAAAACACAAATCTAAGGGCTGGACCAACGCGATGCCAAAAACAAACGAAGTTAAAAAGCCACTTGCACAAATGTGCGAACCGCCTAAAATAATAATTGCATAACAGATACCATCACTTACCTCCTAATTGAACATTAAATTAACAATCTGTCATGCACAAGTAAGCAGACTCTCTTTTGAGGGCCTGCTTCTTTTTTGTATGTATTGATTAGAAACAAAAATATTTCAGAAAGGATGAATACTATGACCACAAATACCAAGAACAGCTTTACCAGGTTCGCGGCTGCCGCAAAAGATTGCTTCTATGTGAATTCTTTTCGCGCAGACTTAGTTCAGTGCGACAGGGCCTTGAAAATGGACGGCGAGATGCACGTCGAAGCGGAATGCTGGATGAACATTTTGGATGCCCTGGACGATAACGACATCAAGATGTATGTCGATAACGAATACCGTCCCGGACTTTTGAACCCGTTCCATAAATGGTGACGCTCCAAAAACAAGTCAATAACCCACGACTAAAGTCGTGGGCTTGTGTCAGTAAGGAATCCCACCAAAAATAAAAAATACCCGAAGTGTGAAAGGAGCATAACAATGCTTAATTCAAACATCAATAAAACCCTTGAAATCAACTCGAATAAAGCCGTTCTTCTCAGCATCAAGAAGCAATGGCTTGAAAAAATTCTGAGCGGAGAAAAGACTATTGAGGTCCGAAAAACTATGCCGTGGGAAATTAGCTATCCTTTTGTAGTATTTTGCTACGAAACCAAAGCTAACGGTGGTGCTGGAAAAGTGACTGCCGCATTTGTTTGCCGTGACATCAATACACTCGATTGCCTGCGTGAGCTTCCGGCATATGCTATTGGTACGGAAGTGACCGCAAAGACCGCTCAATTCGTGAAGGACAGCTGCCTTACCGCAAATGAGCTGATTGCATACGGCAATAAGTCCGGCACTCTTTATTGCTGGAACGTTTCTGATGTCCAATCTATGGATATGTCGCTGCGAGAGCTCGGCGTTAAGCGAGCACCACAGTCCTGGATGTATCTGCTAGTTCCTGACGACAAGACGTTCTGAACGATGCCTGTTGGGCTGTCTGCGTGTGCGGACCAAGCAAAACATCTACTGCACGATAGAATAAATCGTGCAAACAAAGCAGACTCTCGATTCTTGAGGGCCTGCTATTTTTTCTATTTCAGGAGGAAACATCAATGATTCCTTATCATATCATGGCAGACACCGGATGCCTGCCGGACGATGTTGTTCCGCAGATACCAACGAATCGGATGAAAGGGGAGGACCAGGAAATCCCAAGAATTTGTCTTGGGCATACCCTTGACGACTGCCTGACCAGCATCGGCATTGCGCATTTTGTCTCAAAATTCCTGCTCGCTGAGCTGCGTCAGAACAAAAAATACTCCAAGGACATGCCGTTACCGTTCATTGTCCGAATGTACAACATCAAGGACGAAGACCCGAATCTCTTGACCGAAGAAGAAACACAGAAATATGTGGCGGATTCTGTCGTGACCAGTGAATGCTGGCTCACAAGATACGAGAAACCCGTCAAAATCCAGAAACTTTGGCTTGTGGGCGGCGAAGTGGTGCTTTGGCCCTATATCGTTGACGGCGTCGTGTACGATTACCCAATCGTCCGTAACTCAATTTGGGCAGACAGCAAAACCTTGCCGGACCCGGAATTTCAGAATCAAATCATGGATATCACTCAGAAATGGCTTAACGAAGCCTGAAAAAGAAGCACATCAAAAGCTCTTGCACATCCTTGCGAATTCCATAGTATTAAAGTTGTACGACAGATAACATCTACTTTGCACACCGCGTGCTCGTACAATTCATAATTCTGTTCTCATTCAAGGCAGACTCATCTTCATGATGGGCCTGCCTTTTTTTGTTTACAGAAAAAGGAGGAATTCAAAACAAACCACAAATCTCAAATCACAATCTTCCGCTACAAGGAAAAGACACAAAAAAGGAGTCACAAAATGAAAGTCGAAAAGAATAATAACAGCATTTTTCGGAACAAGCATGTCCTGGTTGTCGTCGCGGTGATGTGTATTTTTACCATCATCGCCTGCATGGGTTTTATGCTTTCTGTTCCTGCACACGCAGAGGAAAACATAGCTCCCAAAACCGAACCTATCGCTTTTTCCACTCCCATTGAAACGGTGAATGAGCTCGATAAAGCGTTCCCGATAACGGAAACTTCCGAAGAAGCACAGGAGGAAATTACAACTGCTGAGGTCGAATCTTCCGATGCTGCAGAACCGGAACCACGGATTGAGACCGCAGAAGCAGCCATCGAAGAAGCTGAACCGAAACCCGAAACAATTCCAGATAATCTCAACGACAATGAGCTTGAAATCTACACAGCTCTGCGGTCCGCTGGCCTTTCAAAGGCCGGTACTGCCGCAGTGATGGGCTGCATGTCGATGGAAAGCGGTCTTAAAGCCTCGGCCGAAAACCCTTCGGATGGCGGCTATGGACTCCTGCAATGGACTTATAGCCGAAAGACAGACCTTTTCAACTGGTGTTATGGCAATGGCTATGACCCCAACACCGTTACGGGACAGGTGATGTTCTTCGTGCATGAGCTCAATAGCACATACAGCAAAGCCGCCAAATACTCATATCCGGTGTACGAAACTCTCACTACAAGCGACAGCCTGGAAGATTGCCTTTCGATGTTCTTCTCCCATATGGAAGCAGGAACCAACGTGATAATCTCTTCCCGCAAAGTCTATGCAGGAGGGCTGACCACGTTAGACCTGTACCGCAAACGCTTAACTGCCGCTTACAAATACTTCATTTGAATTAGGAGGAAGTCACAATGAAAGCAACCGTTTATCTGTCCCGAAAACTCTTGAACCAGTTAAAGGTAAAAGAAACCGAAAGCAAAGACCTTATGCTAACCCATAACCTACACAACATCATCATCAACGGTAAGCGTGTTGGCTGCTCTGGCCACATTCAGAACGTTCTCAACAATAAGTGCGTTTACGTCAGCACTGAAAAGAGTTGCTATCAGCCCTTGTCTGACAAGAACATGGTTCGCTATGCCGCCAGTATGAAAGATTACTCCTCTGTATCGCTCGGCGCAAAAGGACGTAATCAGTTCGTGACCAATGATGAGTTGGTTGGAAAAATCATTGATATGCTCCGATAAGGACATAAACAGAAAGAGAAAAAGCTCATGAAAACCGGTATCAAGAATCAGATAGTAATAGTATCTGCTGTGGCAGCTGTTCTGCTCATTGTTATGAGCGTCTGTGCAATTGCGGAGAGCATTACCTTTGAGAAGGTTGCTGCTCTCGCTGCAAGCGCACTTGCCTTGAACAAATGCTGCGGCATCCTGTTAAACTAAGGAGAAAAAATCATGAAGAATAAATACAAAGTTGTTGCCTTGGTTCCTTTGGAGTTCTCTGTTGAGGGAAGCTCCGATTCCAAAGAGGCAATCGAATCCGTCAAAAACATTTTCGAAGCGTGTCGGAATGATAACGACTGCGCGGACATCGTTTTTGATGGCATCGAAGAGTCACTTCGTCACGACAGTATCGAGTACAAAGTTGAAGCCGCCCAGCCTGAACCTGAGGTGAAGGCAAATTCCGATATCCGTTCTGTTGCCTCCGATATCTGCGACGTCTTCGAGAACTATCTCGACGAAAACGGTGTCTATATTGTGTGTGACGATGCAGACGAAGAGCAAGACCGAAAAGCAAACGAAAGCGGCGCGATGTTGTATGGCATGGAATATTGGCATCTTGTTGAGGATGTCGAGTTCTGGCTGAGTCACATGAGTGCGCAGAGAAAGCCGGTCATTACTTCTAAAATTTTGAAGGCGTTCGACGAACTTCTCGTATCCAAAAACCTTGGTAACTCCGTGCCAAGCGGCGATAATCGCTATCAACTGCACTCAAAGATTCTGAGTTGCTTGCGTTCTCGTGAGGAGGGGTTGGAATGAGCACGAAAGGCTGGAACAGTCTGAAACCTATTACGACCCCTGACCAGATGTCCGCGCCGATTCATTGGAACCCAATGAACGAGGATTGGAAAATGCGGCTTGCCAAAAGCCAGATTTACAACACCTCTTCTGGTTTCGATACTCAAACGCTCGATGCTATGAAGAAGCTGCATGACAAAATCCTCACATTTGGCGGGGATGAAGTCTGCATGACGATGTTCGATGAAGATGCACCAAAAATCCTTGAACGCGGCCGGTTCTTTTATGGCAGCAGCTATATGAGGAAAGGCCAGGATTGCCAGTGCCATTACAATTCTGCACGGCTTTGGTATAAAAACAAAGACCGGTGCTTTATTGCAACGGGCTATGCTCTTTCCGAAGACGGGCTCTGGCGCTGTCATTCCTGGGTCGTCCAGCCAATGGCACGCACCGTTCGCGTGTGGGAAACCACCGTCAAGCGTGTTGCCTATTTCGGCGTGGTTTTGACCAGCGAGGAATGCGAAGACTTTGTCGAGAACAACACATAACAATTGGGGAGGTTACCCAACATGGGTGAACAACTACATTTCAGTATGGATGGTGAGTTCCTCACCGCCATTGCACGTGACTGGTTCTGGAATATGGACAAGCCGTATAAAAAGTGTGAGGAGCTGCTGCTCTCCTGCATGATGGGTGGCAACGAGGAAGAAAAAAGGCATGTTTGCCAGGACATTATCGAAGGCCGGAAAAGACTTGTTGGTGTCAATGAGTTTGAACTTGTCGATGACAATGTTCATGTTCGTTCCCTCGGGCAGAAGGTTGAGGAGCTTCAACACAGGATGCTGGTCAATCAAATTCGTGAGGATATGATTGCACATCCGCTCAATTATGTTGACCGCTTTGCTATGACTGATAGCTATGAAACGCTCTGCACCAATGCAAAACATCATTATATCGATTGCAGCTATGACGGTATCAAGTGCTTCCTCTATGGGAAAACGGGTTATTCTGATGCATTCAACAACGGTGCATGGCTTTTTACCCACCCAGACCTTGTTGCAGAATTCAATGGAGAACCGCTTCCTGAGCAGGAATCCAACCCGGAATTCTACAAAACCGATTTTTGGACCAAGCTTGCCTCTTGGATTGAAGCAAACATGAAAGGCACATCCGTTGAGCGCCGTCAGCGACTGTACAACAGCTATATCAGTGATAGACCCATTCAGCATCAGCTGACCGAATATGGTCTGATTGCTCCCGATGGCACCTGGTATGCCTGCGAGTTTGGCGAGCACGCTGCCCTGGCTGGCCGCATCATCATGCGCAATCGAGAAGCGTTTGGTCTTTCTGACCATGAAGTTCTCAATATGGCGTATGACTGGAGCGGCAAGGGTCTCGATTTCCTATATAAACGCGGTTGGATTGCCATTCGTAATCCTTCGATGGGCAATACATTCCTCGATATGGATGAGACCAAAACCGCAACAAAAGCTCAAGTAAATACCATTTTTGACTATATTTCTAAATTCAACCGCTATGACATGAATGTTTCCAAGGTCATGGCTGACTAAAAAAGGAGATTTTTATTATGACTTCCAATATGACTATGACCGCTATTTCCATCTGTAATTTTCTGAAACTCATCGTGAAAAGCACGGTTGAGCATTACACCGAGGATTTCAAGCTGGACATAAAGATTTTTAAGCGCTATGCAAAAGAAGCGCAGGAAACTGGAAAGCCCGTATCGATGCTCTGGTTCTGCCGCTCTTGTGGAACGTATCTCTGCCCTGAGGAAGATGCGTACAAGAAAGATACTCCCATGTTCATCACGTTCAAATACTATGATGAGCAGGAAGAGGAAGAAGCCCGGACCATTAAGGCTTTTCTGGTCACTGTGACAGGGATGGAAGGACAAAAGCCAGTTGGCTATATCACTCCCATCAACTATGCGGATGAATGTGACCGCATTCGCCGTTACGCAGTACCTGCCGAAAAGGTCGAGCTTGTCTATGATAAAGGTTCCCTTGTCCAGAACAATGGCAACTATACGATTCTGAAGCATCCCAAGCTTGGTACACTTCAGAAAACGAAATTCTTGGCCGATGACCCTGACGCGCTTGATTATGCGCTGCATATGGCTCGCAATGAGAGAAAGGCAGGGTGACAGCCATGAAAACGATGGTTACATTGACTCACGAAGAAGCCCAAAGCTATTTGGCGTACGCTCTGATTTGCGAAACGATGGAAGGAGCCTTTTGGAATTCCGGACGCCGTCGCAGACTATACAGCAAGACGTTTACCGAAGCCGAACAGAGGCAGATTCCCCGCATCAAAGCCACTGCTCACAAATGGTGTTTGGTTACTGGTGTTCCTGAAAAGGTACGCATGAGGTACAGCACCTATCTGCTGTGGCAGAAACTCGCGATGTTCTGCGCTGAAATTTAATTTTTCATTACCGTTGCCCATTTGGGTGGCGGTTTTTTGTTGCGGATTTATGCGAACGGCCTATAATCAAAAATGTACGATAGATAACAGTTATCGAAAAGGCGCCCTGCCCTTCGCACACTTAACAATGCGCTTTAGGCGAACTTCCCGTTTGGGTGGTTCGCCTTTTTGCGTATAAAAGAAAGGAAATAATTAAAATGAATGAGTACGAAGCAACAATACAAATCAACCCAACCGACGATATCAAGTTCATACTTGAGGAGCCCGGCTGCTATGAGTCTGAAATTGAAATGATGAAGGCCGGTGGCACCTATGATGCGTTTGTCAAGCGTGTCTATGATGCCATCGACTGGTCTCATCTGTTTGAGCGTATTGCTCAGATGGAAAACGAAGCCATCACGGCAGCTATCGACAAATTGTCTGACAGCATGATTTGATTGTTAGGAGGTAAATACTATGTACATTCTCATTAAAAACCAGGAAGGCGAAAACATGAATCTGCTTTCCCAGAACACCGATTTCAACGCCCTGCTGGCAGCCATGAAAGCTGACATTGAGGCAGAGTACGCAAGGCTAATCAAGCTCCGTACACCGTAAAGGGTTATCGTCTTTGGGACAAAGTATCCTATAATGGCTCAGAATGCTTTATCACAGGCAGACGAACTTCTGGATACTTCGCTCTTAAAAAATTGGACGGTACTGTTGTTTCTAATAGCGCGTCCTACAAAAAAATGCGGCTACTAGAAGTCGCAACAAATTATATTACAGAAAGAAGGTGAAGGAACAATTCCTCCCATGACTGAAGTCACGGGTATCCTTGCCCAGCTCAATGAATAATATCTGACTCGTATCTTTGCGGTCGTTCCTTTTGGAGCGGCCGCTTTTTTTGTTTTCAGTTTCCTTGCGCAAATGTGCGAGTCTCATAAAATGAAAATTAGGGAGGTGCTGTTTTGAAAATTCAGAGAATCATGCCTGCAACTACTCACTCCATGAAAGACGCGTTACCGCTTGGGACTATCCTGACGGTGAAAAATGTTGCAGACCAGAAATATATTGTGGTCGGCTATGACACAAGTTCTTTTCCGCATAACTACTATGCGGTTCCCTGGCCGCAAGGGTACATGGGTGAAGAAAATATGTACTTGGTAGGATTTGATGATATTGCGAAAGTTCTGTGTCGCGGCGGAATCAATGAGGAATCCAGAGTTTTCTTGCAGGCACTGGATGATGTGTTGAACGGGAGGTGACACGGTGACGGTAAAAGAGCTGAAGCATATGCTTGAGAACGCGGACGACAATGCTATCGTCGTTGTGCGAAATAACTGGGCTCCGGCGGAATTCCTGAATACCTCTGCTCGGAAGATGGTGCTTGTGAAAACAAATGGCAAGCTCATGACGCCGAAATGGGCCGAGGCGAGCGGGTATATCTGCGAAGGCCCTGCTATGTCGGCAATTTTATTCGATTGAGGTGAAAAAAATCATGCCCGATAAAAAAGTGGCCACGCAGGCATCTGATGGACCCTGGGAACGCGAAACCATCATCACATTCAATGACGCGGAGAAGAAAGCATCCTACTACACCTGCAACAAAGCTCGTATGGAACAGCTAAAAGAGCTTGCCAAAGAATACCCTGATGCTGTTAAAATCACGCGGGATGAGGACTGGTGTATGGAGGCAGATATGCCCAAGAAATGGGTCAAAATCAAGCCGCCTCGCAAGCTGACCGAAGAGCAATATGCGGAACTGGTCAGACGCGGCAAAGAACTTGCAGAGCGGCAGCGACAGGCAAAGAACTTAGTGAAGGAATAATCCGGCTTCATATGCCGGAAGAGGAGGATATAAAATGTATAATTCTTACAGCGCATTGAATCTTTTGGGCGGTATGCTCTATACGATGATTCTTCTGGTGATAGCGTATTTTGTGCTCAAAATCGTCGCCAATTGGAAAATTTTTGAGAAGGCCGGGCAGCCTGGCTGGGCATCCATCGTCCCGTTCTACAGCAACTACATCGAATTCAACATTTACTGGGGGAACGGCTGGTTGTTTCTGATTCCGGTCGTGCTGAGCCTTTTGTCTGGCATCCCGCTGCTCGGCAATCTGTTCCTGGTTGTTGCTCTCATCATCGGTGCTATTACCAACTACAAGAAAGCTGTTGCGTTCGGTGAAGGTATCGGGTTCACGATTGGTCTTTGCCTTCTGAATCCGGTGTTTAACATGATTCTTGCTTTCGGCCATTATGAGTATCACGGTATCCCGCAGGATGGCTATTCCTATTCTCAGCTCAAGACCAAATATGAGGAAAAGAAAGCCGAACAGCAGAACAACCCCAGCACTGTTCAGTACCAGGCCCCCGAAACTCCCAAAGAGCCGAGCCAGAATGTTCAGTATCAGACTCCGAATGCTCCTGCTGAAGTCAAGACCCCGCCGACTCAGCAGAATCAAAATCAGGACAATGGCTGATATTATTTGGGTCGTTGTGTTTCTCTGCGTTCTCATCGCGTCCTGCTTTGGAATGTACTATTTCCAGGGTGAGAACAAACAAAAATTTGTGTTTTGCTTTTTGCTGGTAGCATTATCTTTTGGAGTTCTTGCGTTTCGACTCCTGGATATTGCCTACACAATGATAAACGCAGCTGTCAAAGCCGCACAATGACCTTTTTGCAATTCTCAAACTGTTTTTTGGCAGACCTTCCAACCGAGGGCCTGCCATTTTTATTGTTGCCAGGAGGAAAATCTATGAAAATCCGATTCTATACAAACAACAAAGAAGCTATTGTATTCGACCTCGAGGATATTTTGAAGCAGCTCAACATTGAAGAGCAGGTAGCCACTGTCGGCCTTGTCATTGAAAAAGACGAGGCCGAGGTTGAGGCAATCGCTCAGACAATACAAGACGATTATCCGAACATGTATCTCCAGGCAAAAGAATACGGACGGAATCTGACCTTGGCTTGTGCGGAGCTTCCGAACCCTACTAACCCGGATATTGTAACCTACCTCTATGCGGGCGATGATGCTACGGAAACTGACAGTTGGATTGCGAAAGTGAACAACACAATTCGTGCGCAAGGGGATAACAGTGAACGGCTCATCCATATTGACTCGAATCTCGCTGCCGTGGTAGAAGCAAACGAAACGGAACAAGGATACTATGCTTCCACCGTGGCGCAGCATGACAAGGCTACAAACGAAATGCTGAGTTTTCGACAGATTGCAGAGTCGTTGGAAGCTGTTGGGGATAACTACAAGTACCAGAGCGCAAGCAACATTCTGACTGCAAGAACAAAAGCAGAGCGGAACTATATTGTCCGGCTTATCAAGATGTATTGCGACGATACCAAATACCTTGCTGGTTCTATGCCGCAAAGTGAGAACCCGTTCTGTGTCCAGAACGTTGACGCTCTGAACCAGCGTGATGCGCAGTGGTCCGAAATCAAAGAGTATCTTGCACAGGACGAGAATCGCAACAAACTGGATGTGATTCTTGGCTTCGTGCCGGATGCGGAGAGCGACAAGACTCTAATTCTGCACAGCATTGAAGAAAAAGGGAAGGCCATGTCTGATTCTGAAATCGAAAAAGCATATAATTTGCTGTTTGGTGACTGTAGCAATGGATGAATAATCTTGCGCTTTCGTGCGAGACCCGTATGATTTAGCTTGTACGATAGATACCATCTACTAAGCACACTGTGTGCTCGTACAATTCACACTTCGCTTTTGGGCGGACTTCCCACACCGGGAGGTTCGCCTTTTTGCGTACAAAAAAGGAGTTTAACTATGGATAACGTATGGACAAATCTTGGCAACCGACTCGAAACTGCTTGGAAAAGACCAACAAGGCCCAACTCTAAACGCCCGAAAGACGGTGAAATCATCGACGAAGAGAAATCGGTGCGCTGGAACAGGGAAGAGGTCGTTCGCCGACAGAAAGCCTGGGATGCGGAATGCTCTCGGCTGAAGAAGGCGCAGAATGCAGAAATCGAACACATCTCGGAAGCTATCGAACTTCAAATTCAGGAAGACATCAAAGCCGAAACGAAACGCAGCATTTCCAAAAAGGCTGCAACCATCCTCTGGCAAAAAGCCTACGACCGTGGCCACGCCTATGGTTTCGCTGACATCTACTGTGCCATCGAAGACTACGAGGAGCTGGTTGTTGCCGTACTCACAAACGCTCGTTGAAAGAAAGGAAAATACCATGAAGCTGAATGAATACCTCGCTAAAAATGCCGTCAAGCTGATGATTAAGGGCTCTGGAGAAAAGAATCCTACGCGCCAGACCAATGACCTCGGCATGTACGATTATGTTGAGAACCTTGAAAGCGTCCTCGGCAAAATGGTCTGGATTTGCGATTATCGCGCAAATGCGGACCCGACCAAAAAGCCGATTCGTAACATCAAACCTACCCCGGTTGTTGTAACGGACGCAAAAGAAACGAGCAAAACCATCTATTATTCTCCGGTCTATTTTCGGCCGGTAAATCGGGGTAAGATTTCTTCAACCGTCATTGCCCCATTGGACAACACCGGGTATCGCTGCTGCTCCGGCACTTCCGTCAACATCTTCTACACGAAAGAAGAGTGCGTGAAGTGCTATCGGGAGCAGGTTCGACAGGCAGACGAGATTTATGAGAAAGAGAAGGCTCGCATCATCAAAGAGTTCGACGCTCGCATGCAGATTCTCAATGATTCTCTCACGCCGTTCAACGATGTCCCGCAGAGCGATTACACCGTTGTTGCAAAAATGGATGTTACGAACGATTCTCTCGGATACAATGAGAAAAATCGGCATTTTTATCTCGAGACGACCCGAACCATGATTCCGACTCGCTATACCATCGAAATGCTCAAGATGCAGGCACTGATTGGCCTGGTGGATGAACTCCGTGCAAACACCACCTGGCAAAAGGGCGTTCCTTTCCGTATCCTTATCAGAACAACAGTTTTCGTGGATGGTATTGAAGATGTCAGCCAGGCCACAACGGAATCTCAAACCATTACCCTTTGATGAACTATGAAGAGCGCACGCCCCGTCTATAGCCGTAAGGCTTAGGTGGGGAGGTTCACAAAAAACAAAACAATACATATGTGAGGTAAAATGTTATGTCTAACAACATGTCTATTTCTTCCATCAAGGAACATTATAATAATCTCTGCACCAAAGCCAAAGAATGGAGTGCCGCCTACTATGAGCAGGATGCTCCGGTTGTAACGGATGAGGAATACGATTCCGTGATGCACGAGATTCGTGATATCGAAGCGGCACATCCTGAGTTCGTGACCGCTGACAGCCCTACACAGGTTGTTGGCGGCAAGCGTGTTCTCGGTATTCCGGTTGAACACCGTGTACCAATGCTTTCTCTGCTTGATGTGTTTTCCGATGATGAGGTCCGCAGCTTTGTGGATTCGGTGAAAGCTGAATACTCCGATGTGACCTTCTCTGTGGAGCGCAAAATCGACGGTCTGAGCTTGTCTCTTGTCTACGAACGTTCTGACGATGGTCTTGCCTATCTGACCCAGGCTTCGACGCGTGGTGACGGCCATGTCGGTGAGGATGTGACCGCCAATGTCGCAGCCCTCACTTGCCTGCCTCGCAGCATCGAGCTGCCCAAGGGTATCGGCAAAATCGAACTCCGTGGCGAGTGCTATATGTCGGAAAAGGACTTTGAAACAGCCAATGCAAAGCAGGCGGAAGCAGGGAAGAAGCTCTTTGCGAATCCCCGCAACTGCGCTGCTGGCTCTCTGCGTCAGGCTGACCCGTCTATTGCACGGGAACGCAATCTGCAGGTGTTCGTTTTCAATGTTCAGAGCGTCAACAATGGTGATGCAGCACAGTTCAGCCCGTATCATTGTGACCAGCTGAACTATCTGCGTGACATCTGCGGTTTTAAGACCACCTATTACGCTCATTGCAATGACATTGATAGCATCTTGGCAGCCATTCACGACATTGAGGAAAAACGCTATGATATCGATTACCCGATTGACGGCGCAGTCATCAAAGTCGATGAACTGAGCATTCGCCAGAAGATGGGCGAGCGCACCAAAACCCCGAAATGGGCTATTGCATACAAGTATCCCGCAGAGGAAAAGGGAACTGTCTTGCGCAACATCCAGCTGCAGACGGGTCGTACCGGCCGCGTCACTCCTGTTGCTGTCTTTGACCCTATCCAGCTTGCTGGTACACGTGTGGAGCGTGCAACGCTCAACAACGCCAACTTCATCAAGACTTTGGATATCCGTATCGGTGACACGATTGTCCTGCATAAGTCTGGCGACATCATCCCGAAAATCACAATGGTGGAGTTGGAAAAGCGTCCTGCAGACGCTGTGCCTTATGACATGGCAAAACAGGTCTGCCCCGTTTGCGGTGCGCCTATCGCACCGGTCAACAGTTCTGTGGACCTCTACTGCACCAATGACGCTTGCCCGGCAAAGACTGTGAATCGCGTTATCCACTTTGCCTCGAAGCCCTGCATGGACATCAAGGGACTTGGCCCTCAGATGATTCAGGACTTGGTTGACAGCCGGTTCATTGAGAACCCCGTTGACCTGTACTGGCTCTATGAGGAGGAAGGTGAACTGACCAACATGTATGGCGCGAAGATTGCCAAGAAGGTTCTTGCTGCCATCGAAAAGTCCAAGGAGCAGAATGCCGACCGCGTCCTCAAGGGCCTTGGCTACCGTCTCATCGGCGGTCATGTTGCTCGTGCGCTGTTTACTCAATGCAAGGCTACGAACGACAACCTTCTGACACTGTCCACGCTCAATGTAGATACCATCAAGGAGTACAACATTCCCGGCTTTTCTGATGCTATCTATGCTGCGCTCGATGCGATGCTTTCCAGCGCTGAATTTACGCAGGAAGTCAATACCTTGCATGATGCCGGTGTCAATCTTGACTACCATGCTCCGGCAGGTGCCAATGATGAGTCTGCACCGCTCGCTGGCAAGACATTCGTTATTACCGGTACACTGCCTTCCATGAGCCGCGATGAAGCCAAGACTTATATCGAAGCGCATGGCGGCAAAGTCTCCGGAAGTGTCTCCAAGAAGACGAGCTATCTCGTTGCCGGTGAAGCTGCCGGTTCCAAGCTGGATAAGGCAAATTCGCTGGGCGTACCCGTTCTGAGTGAGGACGACCTCAAGGCCATGTGCCAGTAAGGAGGTCTTGTGGTATGTATGACTTCGACCGCATCGTAAAAGCTGCGGAGTCCTGTGACTTTCACGACGCATTTGCCTCTGACATCAAACGCTGTGAAAATGCTCTTGGCATGGGTGGCCTCATGGCAATCAATGCTGAATGTTGGCTTGATGTATTGAGCGCCATGCCGGACGCTGAAATCGCAGAGTATGTCCACACTAAGTATAAGCCCGGTCTCTTGAATCCGTTTAAGGGAACGTCCTTGTACATCAAATCTTAACCTCTTGCCGCTTGCCCTTCACAGGGTGAGCGGCTTTTGCTAATATGTGCGAATCGCGTACACTAAAATAATAGAAAGAAGGTATCAATAATGAAATCACATGAAGCTCCTGTTACCGAAAGCATGCAACAATGTATCGACTATATCAAGCAGAATGAAGATGAAATCGCAGAATATGTGAATTCGCTTTTTCTTGCTCAGAAGGATGTAATTAGAGAGCAGCTTTTGGAGAGTTTGGCAGCAATGCTGAACCCCATTCCCACTCATTATGAATGGCGCAGCAATGATTGCCCGTATGATTATTCTGGTGAATTGTACGAAGATGGAAAGGTATCTTTGGAGCAGACTGTTAGTGAATTTCTCGAGAGCGAATATACTGGTGCAAGCCGCGCAACCTATGTATCTCACTATGGTCTATCATATAACACATATGGGGATAGCCTCTCGGACGATACCCTTGAGATTGGCTGCTCCATTATGACCGATGGAATTAAAGATTTCGTACAGAGGAATGCAGGGATTCCGTGTGAACGATTCTCCCGTGAAGAATTTTTCGACATCAAAACCGAATGTAACGAATTTGACCCGATATACGACGAATGCCGCGCCAGCGATTTCTTTTGGGCTACTGCCGCTGTAGAATTTGCAGGCATTGACAAAATGACTTTGAAAGAAGTTCTCGCCGCAGTATAAATTGTCACGAAAGCCGTTCGCCGTTTGGTGGACGGCTTTTTCTTTTTGACATTTTTTGCGATTTCCCGATAATAGTGGAAACACCCAAAACAATGTGGAAACGTGACGATGCCTTGGCTAGTATCACCTCAAACTATACGGTAAAAGCTAATCTTACTTCCGGTGATTGGAGCGGCACGGTGTCTTTTGCCTGCACCATTTCAGGAAACTAAATATCCGGTCTTCTAAATTGTACGATGTGTCGTATATATTATTTTCGTAAAAACTTGGTATTTTGGGTTGACGGCACGTGCGATACCCATAGAATAGATAATGTAACAGAGATATCATTGATTTGCCATAGTTCATATACCTCCTGGAAGAAGGACAGATGCCCATATTGGGTTTCTGTCCTTTTTCTTTTTGAGGATTCCCGCAGATTTTCTGCGTTTAATATAGATTCATCCCACGGAATGTGGACTTCTGACAGCCGAAGGAAAGGCTGATTATATAGAATTGCTATGCTAATCAACATAGCACGCGTACACAGCGTCAATGTGTTTATATAAATGTTCCTGCACGCGAACGCCGCGTTAAGAGCGTATTTATATATACCGTATAACAATTACAAACCTTCAAGGAGGACTTTACCATGATTCGAAACATAATTTAGCAAGTAGACGCCATCATCAGCAGCCACGAAGCCAAAGCCAAACAATATACAGCTGACTATGGTTCATTCGTTCACGGTCTAATTAAGACCTAGCTGAGCAAAGATGGTGTGATACTCGCGCTCCTGCTGGAGCAAGTGAAACTGACCGATGCCGCGAAATTTCTGCTGCTTTTGGCAGTAGTATCAATCGCTGGCGCATTTCTTGTCAAGAAAGTCTTCAAAAATTACAGCCACATCAAAGGATTGGCCGAAGACTTTCTGAAATCAGCTGACGTTTTCGGAGCTGTCAAAGAAGCGATTTCTGATATCGCCAGCGGCTCCTGCAAAACAAACAACAAAAAAGAATAATAACATCCCCGATATATGGGGCTCACATTGCTGTGGAGATAAATTCGAGAGCAGCACGGCAGCCCCACGTTACGGGGTTATATTATGGCTAAGAAGAATAACAACATCACTTTCAACGTCGGCATCACCAACCATTACTTTGACGCTATTTCGCGCCAGAAGTTACCCATGAGCGATGCCGCTTGTGAGCCGGTTGATAATGCCATCTCTAATTGCAAAGATGCCATTAACATCTTGGTCGCGATTGTGAAAGGCCATGCCAAAAACCTAATCGGTGTGGTTATTGCCGACTGGGGCAATGGTATGTCTAAGGAAAAGCTGCCGGAAAACCTACAGTTTGGCAACGGCCACAGCAATGAGGGCCCGCTGTGCATCCATGGCGTTGGCCTGAATAATTTCATTTTGGTTGCCACCCGCAACAAGTATCCCTGGTTCATCGCTTCCAAGCAGCCTGGAGAGGACAGCTATCACCGCGTTGACGGCCCGTTCGCCACGACCATGACGATGTCCGAGCAGGAAGAGATTCCTATGGCAGATGTCGTTATGCGTGAGCAGTTTAAGGCTCTTGGCGCTCCTTCTACCATCATCTATGTGGAGATGGACAAGGCTACCGCCAGCACCATGCTGACCAAGAACGGCAGCTGCGCTGAGAGCCGGGTCACCAGCCTGAACGTGCTGCGTACCTGCCTGGCTGAGCACTTTGGTGTCAAGTACCGCAATTACTTGGCACCTGACGCTACCGGCGTTGCTCCCGCCCGTATCCTGATTCCTGATTTCCATATGGCGAATGGCAAGACGTGCGATGTGCTCGTCAAGCCTATTTTCCAGCCGTATAAGGAGAAGCAGAAGGAAAAGAACTTCACTGTTGACTATGATGGGTACGAGATTCCTGTCAAGGTTGAGTGTGGTCAGCTGGATACGGATGCGACCAAAGGTGTTGTTACTGGTGGCTATGACTTGAAGCATTTCTACCAGAACAACATGCTTACGCAGGGCTTGGATATCCAGCTCGGCGAGCGTGTTATCGCCACCGCTCAGTTTGATACCATCTGGGACAAGGCTCGTCACCCGGCCTTCAACGCTTTCACCGGCGTTGTTGCTGTTGATATTTCCGGTCTGCCGCGTGGGTTCTTGAATACCCTCGCCAACAAGTCGGATATCGACCTGAGCGACAAGGGATGGCGTAAAATTTTCGACGCTATTGCCGAAAATGTGAAGCCTCTCGAAAGCGAGCCTCTCACTCTTGAGAAATATGCGCAGGATTTTGCAAATCGGCTGGTTGCAGACACCGGGAATGAAGTTGAACTCCAGTTCCCTCTGTACGCAAACCGGACTCGTATCGACGTTCTGGAACATATCGACGAGTCCCACTGCAAGATTTATGACTTCATGAGCGGCGTTGCTACTTTGAAGTCTGTAACCGAGCTGCGGACTCATTGGGATGGCATGGTTGCACAGGGCATTCAGCCTGTTTCGGCTGTGATGTTCTGCAATAAGCGCGGTCCTATGCTCAAACATACCTGCGACGAGATGAACACTCTCGTGCAGGCTATGAATGACGAGGACTTCTACATGACCCTCGAAGCTGCTGGTGGTGATGCATCTAAGATGCCGCACTACAACTTCGATGTTATTCTTGACCAGAGTATCCCCGTGAAGAAATAACATCACTTGCCGTCATCCGAAAGGGTGGCGGCATTTTTTGTTGAGCTATTGCTTAAACATCAAGATTCCTCATGTGGGATATAGCGTTTTGTACCGATATATGCTATAATTGGCACAAAAAGGAGGAACCGACATGGCAGAAAATAATAACAACGGTGGCAAAAACACTAATATCATCACCAAAATTAACGATACCATTTCCAAAGTCCTGGGCGATTTCCCGCCCGTTGTTCAGACAATCGCAAAAATCGTTGTCTTCGGTGGGCTCATCCTGCTTATCGCCAAAGCCATCGGCTATATTTTCCCGGTTATTGTGAACGTTCTTTTCAACCTCTTAGTCAAAATCGTTGGCTTCTGCATTCTGGCAGCCTTTCTTTACGGCTGCTGGTACGAGGTAAAACTGCAAATGACTCGCGATGAAAACTCCTTCCTACTGAATGAACGACTCAAGTATCAGAAAAAAGAATACGAGGAACGTGAGCACAGAAGACAAGAACGAGATAACAGACGATAATACATAATCATACATAGTCTGTCCAGCTTCGGTTGGGCAGCTTTTTTTATTTTCCTGTTGCAGGCTCTTGCGAATCGTATACCATAAAAAGTATGAAAGGAGTTTATCATGAAAACACTTGAATCCTTTTTTAGCAGAACTGCACAGTTTGGCTTGCGCATTTATCTGACCGGCTGCTTTGGCCTGTTGATTGTTTTAGGCGCTGCAGTCGCAAAATGGCTTAAACTCATCGACGTAATTCAATATATTGCCTTTACTTTTGGACTTGGACTCCTCACTTTGCTTATCGGCGTGGTGGGTCTCTCACTCCTCGGCATTAGGCAAAACCGCAAACATAAGGAGGCAAAACGCGCATGAGTAAAAAGATTATCAATATCACCGCAGCTGCCATGGCACTCGCCGTGACACTTTCCGGCTGCGCCACAGCTGTGGTTCAGGAGCGGAAAGACCAGGCAGCCGCAGCAGCAAGCGCAGAAGCAGCACAGGCTGCCGTCACAGCAACACCGGAACCGACAGCAGAACCGACCCCGGAACCCATCAATGCCTGGTCTTTGTTGTCGAATCTCCCGGATTTCACGCCCGGCACGCTGGACAATCCTGACACTACCTGGCCGGACGGTATTCCGATGGGGCAGAGTCCTTTGTCTTACGATGACGGCAGCAAGTTCTATTCGCTGCGCAGCGTTGATACCGGCAAGACACTGGATATCACGGACGTTGCATTACAGGATGTACGGGATTTGCCTGTAAAGGGATATCTGAAATTGAACGAACTTGAAAACGGTGATACAGTCATTGGTGAAATCAATGCAGAATCCACAGGCGAAGGCGTAGAAAAGGAAATCAGTGATTTTTCCATTCACACTGCCAGCAAGGATGACGGCTGTGACTATTATCCGATTGGATATAACGGCGGTTCACTGACCTTGATGCTGGACGGTCGTGCAGCCAATGATGGTGGCATCAATATCGGCGATGCGTTCCTTGACGGTCTCTATTATTCGTCTGTCACTCCGGACAAATTCGACGGCTATCCGACCGACGGAGAGCCGGAGGAACAGTTCAACTTCCTGTATGGTTTGTTTGGCAATCCGTCCGGTCTCTACTGGACAAACAACGATTCTGTCGCTTTCAATTCCAGCAAGCAGTATCGTACCTTTGAAGATTTCCGAGATGCAGATTATGATGTTGAAATTGGCGGCAAGAACTTCTATCTGGCTTGGAACTATGACGGGTATAGTGTTGTTGCGGCGTGCAACGATACCTTTGACAGCGCTAATGTGAAGGGCACTACGATTCAGGATATCTACTTGTTCCCGAACATGACAGAAACCAAGTACCTAGTCGAAAATTCCGGCAGCCTGATTAGCGGTTATCTGGGTTATGGTGAAGTTCCCGTCATCTTGACTGGTACATACGCATCAGTCAACAGTGATTCGACTGTCGAACAGGATACAAGCGCGGAAGAAAACACCGACGCTGAATCTGGTGACAATTCCACGGCGGACGAAAACGCTGAGTCCAGTTCCGATGATAACAGCGACAGCTCGGAAAATTCAGATTCCTAATTCTTAAAAAATAGTTATTGCGTATTCGTGCGAAACGCATACAATAAAAATTGTATGATAGATAACAGCACACATACGCTATAATTTCACAATTCTGAGAAGCAGACTATCCGTTTGGAGGTCTGCTTTTTTTGTTGGAATTTTGCGGTGCTTTGCTGACGTTTATCGTAACTAAACACTACAAGGAGAAATAAAAAGATGACCGTAACGAACACTGTAACAGAAACAGAACACTTAACTCCCCTGCGTTCCGCTGTAGAGCACATCAACTGGAATACTTTGTACCAGCAGAAAATGGCTCTCGAAGAAGTCTCTGACATGCTCTATGCCAAGAGAAAAGAGGATGACACGTTTGGCAAGGCTTCCGCCTGGCTCGAAAGCGTCATTGCACTCATGGAACGCTTGGGGGATGCAGCAGAAGAGGAAGGAAAGTTTAATTATCCCGAGCGGGACGAAAACGATGAACATCTGGATAACAGGTTCAATCATGTGTTGAATCAGTACCCGGATGTGGATATCTGACCAGTTCATATCAGGAGGACAATGATGCGGATTAACAGCAGTTGTGTGCTTCACAGCACCACGAGTCTCAACGCAAGAGTTCTTCCGCTCATTGGACGGGTCGGAACTCTTGAGCTGTCAAGTGGGCAGCCACTCGTATTCAAAACAACAACACCAAAACAACAAGACGTCCTGCGTACCAGCACAGTAAAAGCTATTGGCTTTGCAGGAAGCAGAATTTTTGTCAAAACCGAAAGAGGAACCCAATACACATTTGAATTCCAATAACACCCAAGCGGCCACTAATCTCATTTTTTTATAGATTGGCGGCCGCTATTTTTTTATCAATTTGAAAGGAAGTTTTTATCATGAATTTCATCAATGCCGCCACCAAGAAAGAACGCACCCATGTAGAAGAAATTATCAAGTCTCAGCCTGTTATGCCTCATGAAGGCATAACTGCCACTGAGATTGGTATTTGCGGCAAGCAGAATCTTTTCATGGACGTTTATCGCCCGGATAACGATGCCGAAAAGCATCCGATTATCATCGATATCCATGGCGGCGGCTTGATTGCTGGCCGGAAAGAACAGAATCAAAACCTGGCAACCTGGTTTGCCAAAGAAGGGTATCTCATCTTTGTTCCGGATTACCGTCTGGTTCCTGAAACCAATGTTTTCGGTCAAATCACCGATGTCATCAATGCGTTTGCTACTGTAGCTGAACGCGCTGAAGACTTCGGTGGTGACTTGAATCAGGTCTTTGTAGTAGCCGACAGCGCTGGCGCATTCCTTGCCTGCATGGCAAGCTCTATTCTCCGCTATCCTGTCAAGATGCAGCCGGTAGAGGACGAACTGGAAGAGAACGTACCCGAGGCAGCCAAGAAGCTCGTCATCAACGCGATGGGCCTGCAGAGCGGTATGTATTACATCTACAAGGGCCGGGTAGGTTTGCTTCAGAACTACTATATGTCTAAGGGCTGGAAGAATCACAGTTATGCTGAGTTCATCAAGCCTGAAACCTATTCCAAACTCATCCCCCCGTGCTATATCTGCACCGGGAAAAAGGACTTTCTCAAGAAACAGACTTTTGGGTTTAAGAAATGCCTCGAAAACGAGCGCGTTCACCACGACTACGGGTTTGTTTCCAAGAGAGAAACGGTCCATGCTTTTGCAGCGCTCTATCCTGAGACTGAATCTGCAGTCGGTGTGAACCGCGAGATGATTCGATTCTTTGACACCTTCAAAAAATAACAAGGAGCATATTTTATGACTCACAACGAAATGGTTCATGGTCTCTGCACGCAGGAAACTATTACCGTACAGGACTTTGCTGAACTGATACGATTCACGCTCGATGCCAATGAAGAAGTCATCTACGACGGATGGATTAACGTCTACGTCCCTATCTGGTTCGATGCAGACAAAGCATTTGGCCTTGATTTGAACTCAGAAGAAAATGCAGATTGGATTAACATGTACATTGACTGGCATCCGGACGATACCATTCGTACATACATTTCCTACTGCAACAATTCCACCGATGACCCCGACTTCAATCTCGAAATCATCATGAGCCCTCACCACCGGGAATTGTTCAATGCGTATTTCAAAGAACAGTTTAAGGCGGTTTATCACATGAGTGTCGAAGAAGCGTGGGCTAAATTCGGCACCAAATAATATAGTGAGGAGATATATCATGGCACGTAAAGAAATCAAAATTTTCATGGACGCCAAGGAAGCTGCCAGTTTCCTGAAAACTATCGATTGGTCCTGGCTGTTCGGCTTTCTCAGTGAGCGCTATAACGTTTCGCTCAGCCCTCACAAAGAGCTGAAAGACAACGGCGCAGCAATCATCAAGGTCGAATGGCCTGATGAACTGATTGAAAAGTGCGGAATGATGGCTGATGTCTTCTCGTCAGTCAAGCTCGTCACGTTCGATTCGTATTTCAAGGAAATCGTGGAATACGATGAAGATAAGTTCAATGAAGAACGTGAAGCATGGCTTACCAATCCGACAAAGACGTTCAGCTATCTCGATTGCGATGGCATCGTCAAGGAACGTACTCTTGCGCTGAACATCTCCCTTCGCTATACGCTGTATGACGGAGGCTACAATTTCGCAACGCTGCTCTATGCGGTTTATTCCGATGTGAACGGCTGGACTATCCAAATGGAAAAGGAGTAATGGCAATGGTTGAAATGGCATTTAAGGTAAATCCCGGCACCACTTTCTACAAGAATTATTTCGCGACAAAGGAGGAAAAAGCGCATTTCATTGAAATTGCAAAGCAGTTCTTCGACAAATATTTCCCTGATGAGAAGCTCTCGTATGTTTTAAATGACCGACTGACTGTTGATTTGAAGCCGGAGCTGCTCGCCAAATACGAATCTCAGGTCATGAAACGCCGTGACCCTCACGGTTTTGTCATCTTCAAACAGCGTTCGCCCATGAACTGCCTGTGGGAAGATGAGGTCTGTAAGAACGTGAACGGCAAGAAATTCCTTGCCAACCAGTTCTGGTGGGCCGACTTCAACGGTTCTGGCCGCATCACTACGGAGCTGTGGGATGATGAGCAGGGAAATATCTACGGATATTATTCCTGCGAATATGCAACTCGCAGCACCAAGGTTCCAGACACCGTTACGCAGATTAAGCTGAGTGAATATCACGCGGCTTACGAAGCATACACGGAAGCCAAAAAAGCAACTGCTGACGCCGCTGCTACAGCTTGACGCTGCTTGCGATGCCGGTAAAATTGTGAATGTACGATAGATAGCATCTGCGCATTTCAGCGCTCGTACAATTCACAAACTGATACAACTAGGCAGACTCATCACCACGATGGGCCTGCCTTTTTTGTTTACAGAAAAAGGAGAAAAAATATGAACACAAAACGAATCAAAGAATTGGCTGCACTGACCGATGGAGAACTCGCAAGGAAACTTCTCATTCAGGAGTTTGGCAATGACTCTGAAACCCATTGGGGAAACAACGCACACGATGAACGTGTGATGGTTACTATCAATCCAGACGGAATCGCTCAAAGGACCTGGGAAGCCGACCATTGGGTTCGCCTTGACGAATTCGACAAAGACGGTTTCTATGCCCGTGAGATTTACGAGGGAAAATGGGTCGATGAGCCATTGCCCAAAAACGTCATTGCACGAAATGTCACAATTGCTGCACCGAAACCTATTCAGCAGGAATCCAAAGACACTGAAATTCTTCGAGCGGCACAAGTCCTGTGCGAACAGCTGACCGGAGATGACACCTTTGGATGGAATCCTGAGCTTCTTGCACAGATTGCGGATTGCACGGCAGCTTTGCTTGCCACCAACGGAATCAGCTCTCATTTTCCGAGCGCCAATACTGAACCCATCTGCTCTTGGGAAAAGCCGGTCGTCGAATATCAGCGTCCGGATTACGCCCTGGAGTATGGTACTAACTACTAAAACGAGGAGGATATCATGGCAAAAAACTATTTTGGTGTCGTTCTGACCACCAAGGAACACGATAAATATCGTCTTGTAGTATACCGCTACAAGGACCCTGGCATCCTTAATACCTGCCCGATGTGTCAGCTGCTTCGGGCCATTCACAAATTCCAGCAGGAATACACTGAAATTCACCGCGAACATTGCATCCGCATCCCGCCTCGCAAGTGGTACGAGCTTGGCAGAGTAATGCCGAGTATCGTTCTGCGGAAATACGGCCTGGAAAAGCATTACGAGATGTCATTTGAGCCGAGTCGCGTGCCTCCAGCTTCTGCGCTGAAACTCATCCCTGGTGCGACCGCTTCTAACTGGAAGCAGTACATCTGGTACGTTGATGGTGATGTGACGATGCTTGGCTAAAGACCATTGCACATTCGTGCGAGACCCATACAATTAGAATTGTACGATAGATACCAGCAATCGAAAAGGCATCCTGCCTTTCGTACAATTCACAATCCGCATAAGAGTGGACTTTCCAGCAATGGAAGGCTCACTCTTTTTTTGCGTACAATAAGTATTTTCTAGTGCATTTGTTTGCGAACATGCTATAATATAGGAGGTATAAAGACATGGGAGGTCTTAATACCATCGGGCATGCCATCAGCAATGACAAGGTAAACTTGGATGCTGGATGCAAAAGCTTGCTTGGCTGTACACCCGTTGCGGCTTTTATCGCTAAGAATTGCATTCCAGAATTTCATGATATGGCTCTTGATAAGATTCAAGAGTTCATTGTCTACAAAAAAGCCAAAAGCGAAATGACACCGAAGGAGTTGGCAGAAATTCAAAAATCCAACATCCCTCCAGTCGAAATTAGCTGTCATCCTGTTGAAGACCTGCCTGATAAACTGAACGAAAAGAACGTAGAATCCAAAAGCATAAATGAGGGAACAATATACTACGATGTGTTGTTCGATATTGGCTTGCCTTGCGGTAAAGCCAATCGAGTCATTGTGGATATTGAAGCTCAAAATAAGTACAACCCTGGATACCACATGCTGAACCGTGGAAGTTTTTACTGCGGCAGAATGGTTTCTGCGCAAAAGGAATCTGTTTTCCATAACTCGGACTATGATAAGCTGCAAAAGGTATACAGCATTTGGCTGTGTATTGACCCTGGTGAAGAAGTTCGTGGTGTTTGTAACACCTATTCAATGACCGAAACCTGTTTGGCCAAAGAATATCATTTTCCGAAAGAGCAATATGACAATTACTGCATTGTTATGGCTTGCTTGCAGGATAAAGAGTCCGATAATGACATGGTACGTCTCTTTTCTACGATTTTTGATAATAAAACGCCTGTGGAGAAAAAGCTGCAACTTGCAACCGAGTGCGGCTTGCCCGTTACCACCGACGTCAAGGAGGGTATCAATCAAATGTGTAATTATAGTGACTTTGTCGAGCAGCAGGGTGTCGAAAAAGGTCTTGCAAAAGGCCGCAAAGAAGGGCATCTCGAATCTCTTTCCGGAAGTGTTACAAACCTTGTACGTTCTGGACGCTTTTCCGTTGAGGCGGCATTGGACATTCTGAAGGTGCCTGCTGACATCCGCTCGACTGTCAAAGAAAACGCTGAGAAAGCGTTGAGCAAATAACAATAAGCCGTTGCCTATGCTGGGAGGCAGCGGCTTTTCTTCTTTTTTCTTGCGATATTGTGCGAACGGCGTATGATGAAACTGTACGATAGATACCAGCAATCAAAAGGTGCTTTGCCTTTCGTACAATTCACATTTCGCTTGAAAGCGGACTTCCCGATGTTGGGAGGTCCGCTTTTTTGCGTCAATTTCAAAAAGGAGTGTATTAAAATGACTAACGCAAATGAAATGGCACAGAAAGGCTTCGACACAGGTTTCACCGATGCCAATGACAACGAGCTTCATGTGGGTGACTATGTCCGTATCTGCGGCCACATTGGAAAAATCGTTTTTTCCTGTGGCGCATTTGGCATCTTCATTACAGATGAAGTTCCTTGGGATGCCCTTGAAGAACTGGTTCGGAAAGACAGCGGTAACCGCGCCTCTTTCTTGTACAATGACACCTTCATCAGCTTTTGGGAGATTGTCTGGAACTTGAGTGAGGACACGGACGAGCCGTGCTTGCCCTATGTTGAGAGCATCACCGCGACCGGCGGCATTTTCACCGACGAGAACGGCAATAAGGATGTCTTCATGGGCTGCATCAACGGTTGCTCCGCCACATTGACTCAGTGCGAATACACCTGTGGACGCTACTACACCTGTGATACCGTAGCAGTGGCAAACGACCTCTTGCGCGATGACGAGAAGCGCAAAAAAGAAAACAACTGACGGTTGGGCGTGCTTTTCTACGACCACCAAAAAAAGAAAGTGAGACATTACAATGGCTAAAAAGCGTGCTATCAAAGAAATCACAAAAATCAACCTGAAACAAGCTGCGCTCGAAGGTCTTTCCTACGAGAGAGCCTGTGAAACTGCCAAGCGTGCAGGGAAACCCTCTTATCGCTTCACGGTCGGCGACAAAGTACAGGTTGGTCACCTTCTAAACTGCGTTGTTGACGAGGCTCTGGAAGGCGGGTACATGTATCTTATCCGCAGTGGTGCAAATTGTGACGACTATTCCTGCTGGGCTTGGACAAACGTTCGCCCGCTGGATGATGACAAAGATACACATTTCGCCAAGCGCAATTCTGCGCTATCCCGACTGCACTACTCAAACCGCAGTATGTATTCTTTACTCAGCTTCCAATACCTGTTCGGCGTTGATTTCAACCCTGATTATCAGCGTGGTTCTGTTTGGGATGATGAGGACAGGGAAAAGCTGCTGGACAGCATCTTCGCAGGACGCGAGATTGGTCGTTTCGTCTTTAAGCAGCTGCCATTCACTCGCACAAGCAACGATGGCAACTACTATGAAATCGTTGATGGCAAGCAGCGTATGTTGACCCTGCTTGCTTTTTACGAGAACCGATTCCCGTACAAAGGCGTATTTTACAACGACCTTTCCGTTCTGGATAAAAACTGGTTCATGGATGCTTCCATTGGTGTTGCTGAACTTGACCAGAATACGACCCGTGCAGAGGTTCTGGAAGTCTTCCTCGCTCTGAACGAAGGCGGTAAGCCTGTCGCAAAGGAAGTCCTCGACCATGCACGCGAGCTTCTGAAAGGGGAGACGGACAATGGCAAAAT